ACGATAACACGCCGCCATCTTGGTTAAAAAAAACACAAAAAAGCGGACTCAACGATCTGACATTTGTTAATACATATTTATCCGTTTCTATTAAATCTAATAATGCGTGATGTTGACCAGAAGCGATTGATCCATCAGAGTTGTAATAACCATCTTCCCATATTATATTACTTATGTTCCTATTATATGCGCCATCATTGTTTAGATATGATATTGATTTAGAAATAGAATCCAAGTTATCATTTAATGATACAATTTGCAATTCTATTTGTTCGTTACTTTTTACTAAATCAGTACCATCCCATGTATACAATTCATTGTTATATTCATAAATAGCACCATCCACGAACGGAATTGTTGAAACTCTATCTTCCGTTTCTTTTTTTACCAATATTTTACTGCTTGTTGAATAACCAATTTGCCCAACTTCCAACAAGTTACTTACCGATGATGAAAAAGCGTATAGTTTAATTAGTTTATAACCTAACTCGGACAGTTCCGCCGTAAGACTATTGCGTGTTTTGGGATTAACCACCGCATTGGTTGTGGTTGCCGGGTAAATGGTTTGTCCGCCTTTGGTCAACTTATATATTTTTGCCATAATAAATCTCCTATATTTCTAGATTAGTAACTGTTTCTTCTTCCTCTTCCGGTGGCAAAGGAGGTACAAAACCACTCAGCACATCTTCATATTCATTATCCGACAATGGGAACGCCTGGATCGAATTATATGCGGCATAATCGGGATAAGATGTTATTTCCACCGTGCTTTCATCGGTTTTCCCGGTAGTCAGTACGATTCCTGTATCTTCAACGGAAACAAGGTTGCAGATGCCATCCTGAAAGTCGGAATCGGATATGAAGTATTCACGTTTTACTTTCAGCATACCGGGAGAAAAACAGGGGTTGTCAAAAGCGACAAGCAGGTTGCCGTCTTCCATGCGGCTGCAACCGGCATACTCATGCCCGTCAAAGGAGGCTACGAACTTTCCCTTGAACGGATTGAAGTAAGTGAACCGGAAGGGAGTATTCACATCCCCATTCAAGTTCTTCTCTATGATCTTAAAATCGGACTGATAATTAATTCTTATCATAACTATAATATTAATGTTACATCGTCTATCTCCTCGGCTGTCAGGTAGTTGGATAAGTCAACACTTCCGCCACCTCCTGTCGTGCCAGTGGCACTCCATGTTCCCTTTGTCTTGCATTGATATATAGGACCCGGTATGGTGTCACCCACAACAGCCCAGTCACCTACAATTGGAGATGGTACAGCAGCTTTCAGTGATTCAAGAGTGGGGAACAATCCCTTGTTGCGGATGCCGTTCTGCTTGACCTTTTCCACTTCGGTAGAAGTCTTGCTAAAGTTGTTGTTAAGACGGTCTGCCGCCTCACTCCAAGTACCTGTCTTGTTAATACTATTCAGTTCCATATCACTTCTTTACTTTTAAAGTCCCGTTTGTCACAACTCCTTCTACTGTCTCATATTCCACATATACCTGACCTGACGAAACATCATCTTTCCCCGGCCAATTACTGCAATCAATATTGGCCACATGCTTATACACATTCACCCCGTTGTATATCGGTTTCATCCCGACCAGCAGCATTTCGCCGTTGGAACCATAAAAGGATACGTTATTGGGATTAAGAATGATATCCGTATTTTCTACATAATTCTGTATTCTGATACGTTCCGGATATACAGTCGTTTCTAGTATCAATTGGTCCCCTGCATATTTCCGCAAAATCAAATCACCATATTCCCATCCGTCCGATGATGTGTCGAACCTTAATATCAAGGTGGCATGTCCTTCAGTCGTGTACATTTCAAGAGTATTTTTATCCGGATCAATGACAATGCGTTTCCCGTCAACAGATGTTTCTACTTTTCCGCGGAAAAATCCGCCCAAGGCTTCAACCACACCGCGGAACTTACCACCCAAGGCATAAATATAGCCACGCAGGAACGTATCGCCACCATGAGTGGCAACGAAGTTCGCCATATTCGCCCATTCTTCATCGGTGGGTTGATAATTCGGATCATTACGAAACCTCATCACGGTCAATATAGCCTGTTGTAACGTGCCACCTGCCCAAAATGCCACATCATCATCGTCATTGTATATGCCGCTAACTCCGGCGGTGACCTTCTGCATCTTGCCATTCTTGTAATTACCCAGTTGGATCATATTGGCCAATATCAGACCGCCAAGAATATCCACAGATCCATCCTTGATCGCACTGGCGATATAATTGATTGACTGGAAACCGGCTGTTGCCTTGTCGTTGTCAAGAATTGAAGGCTTCCAGTCAGTAGCGATGGTTCCACGCTCTAACTGAAGGTCACAAACGGTTGCGGTACCACTGATAAGAAATATACCACTGCCATTGAAGGTGATCTTATGGGTATATCTCTGATAAGAGGATGTGAGAGGTTGAGAAACACTGAAAGAACCGCACGAAACAGACACAGACGTACCCTTTGCTTTATAACTGATAACATAACTTTCTCCTTTAATCAATGATACGGACTGGGACAAACTACCGATTGCGGCAGAGTACCCGGAGCCGGCATCACTGTCCGCAGATACGGTAGCCACTCCCGTCCAATATTCCAGTTGCTTGCTAAAAAGTTCGGTATCCGCCGATAGCTCGGTAGCGGCAGACAGGTCCTCTGTCTCATAATCTCCCGTAAACCCGGAATTACGCAACAGATTGACACTTCCGACAGCCGCATTGTCTATCGCATCCTTGGCCTCTTGGGCAAGATCAGCCGCCGCCTGTATCTCATCCGGCAAGCCTTCCATATTCTTCCATCCGGTGGAGCCTTTTTCGATGTGGAACATACCCTTGATATCAACACCTTTATCCTGAGTGTATTCCATGTAAGTGGTACGGTCCTTGTCACCAATGTACGTATCTCCGTACACCTTCATCCGGGCCTTGCCGGTAGATTTGTCAAAATCAAAAGATATAACGTCTTTCCCGGTCAAGGTAAAATCATTAATACCCTGATACATGATGATGGACGGAGAAACTTCGTTCACCGAAGAGAGAATTATCGCCGCCTGTCTGGTGATATCAGTCTTATGGCCTAATCCCACGATATCATCACCTGCCACCGGATCATCGTTCTCGACATTAGGATCACACACGGTCTTGGACAGGTCTATATAATTCTCACCTACTGCTGTGACCAACCGCCAGTAATAGCGGTTGCCGACATGATGCGAAATGCCTGTCTTGATATTGCACTCCTGTGCGATGGCGAGAGATCCCGGAATAAACTGGTTCTCTATCTCAATTCCGTCTTCCTCTTCCTTGAAATAACAACGGTAGACATCATCCAACTCATCCACACGGTTGCATTTCATGCCTGCATGGGAAATCACCTGCTCACCACCTACATACGTCTTCTTCTTTACTTCAAGCTCGTCAAAAACGGCTTTGACCTTGACATACAGATAATCAACAACAGCCTGTGACATACCGTTCTCAAGTACAGTAATTCCACTACCGTTCTTACCAATCAAAAGACCTTTTAAAAAATTGATCAGACCGTTGGCTGTGTCGGCGATATCTTTGCGGAGGAACATTGCTAATGAGCGTAAAGCAGAGAACACATTACTATTGCTAGGAGCAGTCGAATCATTTGTACGGATTATATAAACCCCTTTTCTACCTCCACTAGTGTACGTCTGACCTTTATAAGTAAGATTGTCAACTTTATTTTCAAGCTCCCCAATTCGGGAATATGCTGTGCTTTCACCGATTGTATATACAGGAGCATCGTAAGGTAAATCAAGCTTTATTTCAAGACCTATAACTCTAGATATCCGACTAGTCTCAAAAAAAGATTTATTGACAAGCTCTATTCTTTGGCCAATGTCAAATGTCCGGCTGATCATGTTTTCTTTTACCCATGATGATGCAAGGGTAGTATTGTATGTACCATCATCGACCATCATCTTTTTTACACAATCCACCGTTTTGTCTCTTAATTCTTGCTCGGCATTTGATACGAGGCCAAGGTCCGTTATCTTCGTACTATCCCAGCCGTAAAGAATGAATTTATCTCCTGTAGTAGGTTTTAATGTTTCATCGGGCAATGTCCTTCCATAATTATCATTGGCAACAATTTCATAGACATCACTTTCAAGTGTTACGCTTCCTAAACTCGTGCCAGCCTTATGAAATGTTACACCGAAGTCCATACCATTAAGTAAACCAGACTGGAATACCAACCTAAGTTCTTCTCCATCAAGAATATAACTTTCATCAAAGACAAGCCCACTAGTATCGGTTACATAATAAAATGTCTGGGTTACTGTTTCTTGTGTTTCTTCATCTTCTACCGTAGACGTATAACTGCCAACCGTACCAACAACACATTCAGTACGTGGATATACTTCATCAAGGAATATAATATCTTCAATAGCTTCCTCCTGCGGCATTTCCGTACCTATATCATAACCTTCTTCACCAATATATACCCTTTTACCATCCTTATACCGATAAGCATCAATATACGGTGTTCCTTCTGGTAACATCAACCGCTTTTGAACAATACCATTTACCACTACTGTTTCATCAACAGGCCGATAGTTGGAAGGAATGTTTCTTGTTGATCCAAAAGCATACACACGTGTAGCATAGGTTCCCTGGCTTTCACTGCGCGGCATTTCTTGGGCTTCCACACCCAGCTCTATCCTAACAGCATCTCCATTCTCACAACGTCCAAATCGGATAATATTATCTTCTACCCACCACTCACAATTCCACGTTTCTGCCATGTTAGTAAGAGCATCCAGCAGATTGGTATTCTCATAAGACATCAACTTAGCTGAATCCTCTACTGACGAATCTATAGAAAAATCGAAATCATTACCCCTGTATTTGTAACCAAGAGCTTGTAAGTTTCGGAGGAACACACCTAATTGCATATCCAATGAGGCAGTAAGGTTCCAAGACGCTTCCTGGCCTGCCACCTCCGGCATGTACTTGAATTTCTTATTTTTCCATTTCCAATAGTAAGCATCAAGACGCAACTCGTAATTATAGCCGCCCGTAGACTGGTCATAAGTAGGTGTCGGCAAATCTACAACTTCATATATCTTTGCGAATTTACCACCTAGGGATTCATCTAATATCCCCGACAAGTCCACATAATCACCCATCTTAAAATTAATAGGAGTTAGGACGTTAAAAGGAAGAGTAATGTAATCCTCCTTACCCAATGAATAACGACCTATCGAACCAACGTTGAAGTCTGTGGAGAAACGAATATCTCCTGATATGTTTTTAATGTCTATTAGTCCCATACGAGTATTGTATAGCTTCATACAATGTTATGTAGCAAATATACAAATAAATCACATGATAGCAATTATATTCAAAGAAAAAATCATATTGTCCTATCCGCAGGATTAGGTTCCACTAATTTCAAGGAAAAACTAGCGATTCCCCTCATAAACTGTGTAAATTGGTTACATGACAAATAAATAGTCTTATACACAACATTTGGCTGATATTTGCTTCTGATATGTAATACCCCAGTGGCGAGTTCTTCACAAAAAGAATTATATCTAACAAAAAACAGATCTTCGCTTTTAGCCGTAAGATTAAATGTAAGTGTAATATTCCTTTCGTCAATCTTGGAATCTGAAGTTATAACTCGCTTGCCGTTTTCCAGACGTGACTTGTTTTCTATAAACTCTTTCATCGGCGGTGGTGTCATTAACGCCGATAAAGAAGAGGTATCCATACTTATTCCCCATGTGGTATAAGCATCCTTATCATTTATATAAAATTCTCCTTCCATGTTACATATTTTTAGTATTATCTACTATCTTATCTAATTTCGATCCTAATTCAAGGATAGGCTTTGTGTATTTTACGATATCTTCCAAATAACCGTTAGTAATCACATGCTGATTCAAGATGTTACCCAACGTAGCATTGCCCTCCGTTGAAATAGAAACCAAAGATCCTATGCCGACAACAACATTTATCATCTGGCTCTTTATTTCCTCATTTGAAACCTGCAAGGCAGTAAAACGTCCATTCAATTCCTCTCCGGTATCTTGAGACATGGTTTGGAAACCTTTGCTGCTTGCAGACTGGGAAACTGCTTCCTGTGAAATCTTGTCATATCCGGTTGCGGCAGCAAGCTCATCACGCAGTTTCATGGCTTCATCCACATACTTCATATATTCATCTTGCAAGGCTTTCCTTTCCTCTTCGGTCAGCTCGTTATCCTCCATGCTGGCACCAAACTTTTTCCACCATTCCTCCAACTTTTCACTGTATAACTCACCAATCTTATTGGAAAGCATGGCACGCATAAAGTATTCTGATATATCTTCCGATGCTGCCTTCGCATCGTATTTCATATCCATAAGATTGTCTACAAAACTATCATACATAGAATCAAATGACATTCCAGTCAGACCCTCGTAAAGTTCATTCGTCAGTTCTTCCAACGTACCAGCTTGATCAATATAGTCATTCAACTTATCAGTCAGACGATCACCGTATCCACCTTTGCCGGTATTCTGAATGGTTTCCCACATATCTACTGTCTCACGGAGCATTTTCATTTCTTCTGGGGTAAGATTCCAGATATCACCATTCCAATCACGACCAATCTTTCCACTCAGACGGTCTATCTGTTCCTGAGAAAAACCGCCCCAATAATAATTCCAACTATGATGAGAACCAGAATAACGTGCTTGTTCCTGCGCTATACGCTTATAATTATCAATAGTTTCTTTTTGATACTTATAAGCATCCCGGTATGCGGCAACAGACTGCGTTCCCTTGCTTGCCTTCATTTCGTCAGTCAAGTCTTCAATGGCAGTTTGTAACGTTTCGTTACGGTCTGTCAATCTGTTGATAGCTTCCTCGACCTCTTTTTTATTACCGCCAATACCAAACAAAGAATTAAAACCACCGAAAGAAATCGCATTAAGGATATTACCTATTCCATTTTTCAATGAATTCCCAATTGTAACAAACAAGTCTCCAGACAAAACATCACTGATAATCCCACTGACCGCATTTAGAACAGCATCAAGCAGACCACCGACAAGATCACTCAATCCGTCTTTGAGTACGTCAATAATAGACAAAATCCATCCGACAATGGGAACTTCTTGAAGCGATTCCGATGTCTTACCTATGACGTCCTTGAATCCGTTCACGGTTTTGA